GCGTACCCGGGCGTGCCGGTCATTTTGTACGCTTTTTTGTATCCGAGTTCTTTTTCCATTATTGTCCTTCAGTTGGTTGTTGTGGTTGCTGTTGTGGTTGAGCCTGCATTTGCTCTAACGCATGCTGATGTGCCTGATCTTGCTGCTGCATTGCTTGTTGGTGATCCTGAGCCGATTGTTGTATCTGAACACCCTGCTGTCTGGCCTGTTGAGCCGCCTGTTGGGCTATCTGGGCCTGGTGCTGAAACTGCTGCTGCTCAATTTGTAAGCCGTGTTGATTAATGTCCATTTGTGCCTGATGTGACGCCTCTAAGGCTGTTTGGTTTTGTTCGTGTGCCATAGCCATCTGGTCAGATGTTAGGCCCGCCTGAGCAGCAATGCTCGCGACCCTCTCTCTTGACGAGTTGTTGATGTCAGCCATGGCAATCTGTGTCGCATTACGTTGCGAGTCAATCTGTGACTGTGTGGAGTACTTAATTTGTAAATCTTGTATCTTCTGCTGCAACTCGGCCACCTTGATCTGGTAAGCCTGTTGTTCTTTTTGCATCTCAAACTGCAAATTAGATTGAGCCTCAGACGCCTTGCGCTGTGTCTCCGCCATTTGAGTCTTGAGAATAACCTGCGCAGTTGGGTCCTGGGCCGCAGCGTTTTGCTGTTGTGCCTGCTGCATCTGTGCAACCTTCTGAGCCAATGCATTAACTTGCTGAGTAATGTCCTGCATGTTCTGCATCGCGTCTTCGTTGGCCATTTGAGACGCCAATGCAAGCGCCTGCTGCGCGTCCTGATCAATCGCCTTCTCGGCATGCAGGTCAAGAACGTCCTTGCCTCCAGACGCCTGCGCAACCAATTTGCGCATAGATTGCAAGTAATGTAGTGTCAAGTGTTGCTTGATATGCTCCAACGCATGCTGAGAGAACACCGGACCAATGACCGGGCTCGCGCCGTATGCCGGGTTGTTCGCATACTCCAGGTGCACCTTGATGTGTGCAATATGGTCCTGGTCTGGGTACGCCGCCGCAGGCCTTCCCATTGTCATCGACACGTTCTCAAGCGCCGGGTTAGACTCTGACGCGCCCAATGGGTTAGGTAATATCTCGTCCATCGCCGATATTTTTAACTGCTGCAACACCCTGCGGTACACCGCACGCAAGTCAAACATACCGGGCGGCGCGGAAGACGCCATCTGTAAGATAGCCTGGTTTTGTGCCAGTCTCTGTGTCTCAGAGAATATATTGGGGTCTGATACCGGGCGTATGTCATTGTTGTACGCAAAGTCGCGTATCTCAATCTCTTCACCACACTCGTTATCCATCTCATCCAAGTACCAGTGGTTAATGCGTGAGATGATCTTTAGTGATTTGGCTTGTGACCTGTGCAACCTGGCATGAATGCTAGAGAACACCTTGGCCCCTTGTTCAATCAACGCCTGTGTCGTGCCAACCGGTGTATTTTGGTTAACGTCGCCAATCTTTTCCTCTGCAGTTGTAACAACGCCCTTGGCTGCGTCTGTCAACCAACCTAGCAACTGGAACAACACGCTAGACGGCGCGTTAAACGGCATGGGCATCGCAATCTTGCGGATGTCATCAACACCCGGCGCGCCCTCTATCTCCATTACTTGAGTGGGTTCAATCCTATCGCTCTGTCCAGATATTCTTCCACCTTTGAGCTTAAGCATCGTCTGACTGTTGCTGATATGAGCAGCGTCAAGCAAAGCCCTAAGAGTCCCAGTAAGAGCAGCGGCGAGACCGCCAATAAGATGAGGCAGTCCAATAGCGTAAGCTCCACGCCAAGGAATAAATTTGAACTCCACATACCAATCGAGCTTTTCAAGTTTCTCATCGTTTGCTTCCCAGTTCCTGCGCAAAGCCAAAACCTTGCTGCTAGACTCGTCAATCGTTAATATGTACGGCGCACGTCTGCCGTCTGACTCAGGATCGTCCTCCAGTCTCAAGAAACACGTAATCTCATAAACACGACGCAAACCGTCAACGTTCTTCGACGGCATGTCCTTGCCCTCGATCTTGTCGTTCGCTTTCTCTGAGTTGGTCTGGTCGTTCAGCGGCGTATCAGACGAGTAATTGGAATCTATGTCCCTATAGTCCCCGTTCTCAATGCGCGTGAGGTACGTGTCCTCAGTAATGTCCTGCACCTCGGTAACACGCGGCGACGTATAAAAGTTGGTCGATGAATACGGCAACAGAATGTTGTCAATCGGTATCCACTCACACATTGGCCGCTTTTGTTCCGCGTCATAACGCCATTTAAGGAACTGCGACCCGCCAAGTGGCAACTGCGTAAGCAACTGCTCCATCTCATCTCTATACTCCGGCACTTGCTCGGTAAGTTGCCAGTTGAGGAACGTGACCTTGCGGTCCGCCGTCTCCTCTTTTACTCTATCTGCCTCGCCCTTGATGCTTGACTTAACAATGCCATCGGGCGGGAGTAGCTCTTTGGCTGAGGACGCTGCAAAGTCAACGCAGGCCTCCGCCATAACAGGGTGGACGACTTTGGAGGCTCCGTTAAAGGTTGCGCCTCCGGGCGCGTCCTTACCCAATCCAGTGCGACGTAGTCCTTCTTCGTACTGCTTATCTCTTTGCTTTCTTGACTCGCTATCAACATCAATAAAGTCAAGAAAATCATTTGCCAACTTATCAAGGACCGACTCCTCCAACTCATCCGCCATGTTGGCATAAAAGTCTGGGTCCTCTTTAGGCCCCTTGGTCTCTTTTAAGTTGATAATCACCGAGCCATCATCTAGCTCAATAACTTCCTGCTCCGCCTCATCACTGTCAAGGCCAAACTCTTGTTCGTATTCCGTAATCTCCGAATCTTTCTCTGTCTCTTTGTCGGCCTGTGTGGTTTGATCCAGCCCAGATAAGTTGCCGCCCATTTGCAGTGGTATTTTTGGTTGTGCCATGTTATCTATTGTTTGTTAATGTAGGCTGTGTCGCCTCATGAAATGTATAGTTATATGGTGATCCAGGTTCTATATCTGCAGGCCTGTCAGCCACATCAAAACTTTTTAATGGGTTTTCTTGTCTATATATTTGTCGTTGAATACCTGGTTGGCTTCTAATATTTGCCATCCCTTGTGCCACATCATTTTGCATACTTGGTAGCATTAATTCAGTATACGGGCTAACATAATTTTGATTTTTGTTTATTGACTCTTCGGCATTTAAATTATTTATACCACCCGCTGTTACTGTATTTACCCCAATATCTTTTAACTTTGATGCAAAACCATGGATGTCATTTCCCATAGCATGTCTACCCAGTTCTAAAATATCTTCGTATGATGGCGCTATTTGAGCTGATACAGGACCAAAAAAGTTTGTTGCTGCACCATAAATATGTTTGGCAGCCTCATTAGCATCCCCGTGTTTTGCTGCATCTCTTGCTTGCAAATATTCCAACCCAGATAAAGCAGGACCAAAACCATGTAATGTTTTTGATGTAACATCAGAGGCTTTTTTAGCCGCGTTCTTTACAGATTCTGGTAATATGCTTTTTAAATAACTAATAATTTCGTTTTCTTTTGGTTTATCAATTTTTGGAATGGTATGCGGAACACTAGCATTCCAAGAAACCAAATCTTGTGGCGATTTACCTGTTAACGATGTTGACTTTCCTTCAGCATAGTGAAATCTTGGTGGTATACGGCTGTTGTAAATTAACGCTGCCTCCATATCCGCCGGAGACAGATTGTCTATTGAACCACCATGACTAAAGTGTGGCAGTATGCCGGACTCTCGCATCATCATTTGTTCTGGCGTATAGACCATGCTTGGAGTCGCAGGCGCCATTAACAATTCATGTGGCCCTGTATGCTCCATTAACAATTCATGCGGACTTTTAATTTGATTAATCATACTATTAATACTAATGCATTAAGAGTATTTATTCCGCCCTATTGTGCGTAAGGATTAGAAAATCTTCGATTTAAATCATCGTCTATATAGGAATAGTCTCTTGGGGGCAGCATATCAAGTTGAATCCATCCCGAGTCCCTAAGCACCCGCAGAGCTTGCGACAGTGCATCAACATAGTCATCATGCCCACCCGCTTCTGGAAACGAACACACCTGGCGCAAAAACCGTTTGGTCCAGTCCGCAAACTCCCCCTCGCGTTTTGTATCCTCCGGTATGTACACCTTGCCCTTGGCAATCAACGGCGCCACAATGTTCAACCGCTGCACCTTATCAGCTCTGTGCGGATTATAGCCCCTTACCTCGATCCCAGAGCCCTGCAACTCCTGGATGAGGGATATACCTGCCGACTTGTCCTCCATGAGCACCAGGTCGGCTTTACGGCCCTTGGCGAACGTATTATCCGCGCCGTACACAACCTCCTTGTAGTCATCAATCACTTTCCTGCGCAATTCTGGATAAGCTAAATGTGCATCCCAGGCGTCAAGTAATATGACACAGGTTCCCGAATCTTCTTTTTCAAAAATCCCCCAAACAGTGCACGCCGTCGGGTCGTTCATTGTCTTTTCAGAAGTCGCCGGGTCGTATGACGCAATCACATACTCCAGTTTTGGCGTTGGCTTGTTCGCGGGCCACATCTTAAACTGCTTTCTTTTGATGATACCCGCGCTTTCTGGATCCAAGATCTCGCCGTAAATCTCTTGCCTTCCCAGGTCCGTGCCCTCATAGGTCTCTAGCTGTTTGAAGAACGTCGCAGATAAGTTGGCCTTGTTGTCATATGAACTGGCGTTCACCACATACACATCGCCGCCAATCTTCCCCTCGTTCAGATCAACGATCACCTCCCTTGGCTTAGGCGTTGTGGTGATGATCTGCTGCACCCGCGGTATGCGTGGGTCCTTAAGACGCAATGTAAACTGCGCCCCGTCATAGGCATCGTCTAAATAATCAAAAGCACAAAGCTCATCGAACCAGGCTCCGTGGTACTGCTTTCCGCGGTACCTTTCAGGCTCTGATCCAGGTA